CGACGAACTTCTGGAAGTCACCAGTGATCCCGCAGGTGACCGTTCCGCCCGTCGCCCACGCCACGACGCGGAACAGGTTCCCCGGGAAGGTGGAGAGCGTGACCTCGAAGTTCTTGCTGGCCACGGGCGTCACGGTGGCGTACCCCGGCGCTGCGGCCATGTCGGCGGCGGCGAGGACGGTCGGGTTCCAGGTGGTGCCGCCGTCGCCGGAGTCCTGCAGGCAGACGGCGAACGCGGTGGGCGGCCCGGTGCCGAGAGCGGACACGGCGATACGGATGACGCCCTGCTTGAAGTCGCTGCCGCCGAACTGGTTCGCGGCCGGTGGTGTGGTGAGTGCTCCCGCGGCGCAGACGGTCGCGGGAGGCAGAAGTGTGTACGAGTCGCTTTCGTAGCCCAAGATCGTTTAGCTCCTAGATTGAGAGACCGGCGGTCTCAGGTTCCGGCAATGCACAAATAGGTCGTCGTGTACTCATAACGGTCACCCGTATCGGGACCGGCAGTCAGCGGTGACGGCGTCCCGCCGAGACGATGGACGTGGATGATCACCTGGCCGGAAGGGGTCCCGGCCGGGAATGATGCGCCAAGGATGAGGGAGTCCAGCAGGTACGCCAGGGCCTCAGCGTCCGCCTGGTCGTTCTGGCCGCCCCTGACGCGCGCCTGGAACGCCCCCGCGTCCCCGTCGCCCTCGAGCACGAAACCGGGACCAGGGACCGCGGTCACGATCACCATGCGGTCCGGCTCGTCGGGGACGTATGGGCCGGGGACGATTGGCGCCCCGAACTCCTGCCGCGCATCCCAGCCGAGCCCGGTTAGCCACGCCACGAGAGAGGCAGCAGGCAACGGCATCGCTCACCTCTGCCCGGCGCGGGAAGCCGCGAGAGACGCGAACCATTCACGGCCAGCAGCATCCAGGGGTGCGCCCCACCGCCCGGCGCCGTTACGCACCAGGCCGAGGGCAGCCGGGTTGAGGCACACCACGGCAGGTCGGCGCGAGTAATCGACGTCCTGGTGCCTGTCGAATGCGCCGACCCCGGCGAACTCCCGGCCACACGGTGAGCACTGGCAGGCAGCCACGGCTCACCCCATCCGGCTACGGTGAGCGCATGGGTGGCTTGCTGATCCTCGCTCTGATCTCCGCGGTGATTACTAGCGTGACGGCACCGTGGCTGCTGGCCTCCCGTAGCCGCCAGGTGCGGGCCGACGTCGCACGCCATGAGGCGCGGGTGGCCTCGTATGTCCGCGCAGCACTGGTGCCGTCGTGCGCTCACCCTGACGCCGTGCCCGTTGACCTGCTCCTGACCGGCGAGCGGGTGGCATGGTGGTGTGAGGCGTGCAAGACGCAACTGGAAGCCGGATTCGACCCAAAGCCAGCGGTGGCGATTACGGGCTGGGCTGGCGGCGGTGGTGGCGGGAGCGCGGCCTTCACGGGCGCGGGCATTACGATCACCGCGGTCGGCGGTTCCGCCAATGCGATCCACTACAACGGTGGTGGCGTCATCCGAAATCCCGACGCCGACCCTGACTTCTGACCGCCTCAGTGACCCTGGCTACGCAGCCACGCGGTCATCCGGGCATGTGACTGTGGCCTGTGCGCCCCGCCCGGCTCCCCTGGGTGCGTGGCGAGCCACGCCGCCTCATGTTCCTTCTTCGTGTCCGGTGCGTTGAACAGCCCGCGTTCGGCCCGCAGTTCTTCCTCGGTGAGACGGTGCTGCAGCGGTGCCCGGTCGTAGACAACCGCGCCGTTGTCCGTGACCGTCGGGTGCCCGGAGGCTCTGAGGTTCGCGAACTCTACCGGCGCCAAAACGGCGACGGCCTCGGACAAGTTCTCCATTGACGCGGCCATCGCGTCTTTCGCGCCGCCATCAAGGACCGTCCTGGCGATGGTCTCCAGGTAGGCGGGGAAGCGCTCCATGAGCGGCGTCGAGAGATAGAGCGCCTGGCCGCCCCGAGGGTGGTGGAAGTCCAGGCCCTCGTGGATCCAGTGTGCGTACACCCGCTAAAACCTGGTCGACTTCGACGCGTCCAACTAGCTCGCCGGTTCCGACCAGGGCCTCCAACTCGGCGCATCCCTCGTCGAAGGTTTTCATAACCACCCCCCCTGCACGCTCACACCTGCCGCCAGACGTGGCCCTCATCCAGGTAGCCGTGCCATCCGTCGTCGCTCTGCCCCGTGTGGTCGTCACGTACCAGGTTGCTGATGCTGGCCCGGATTTCCAGTGAGCCGTCCGGGCACTCGCGGAAGGTGTGCGGCGGTGACACTACATGCTGGAGGCTGCAGGACCTTGGGGGCACGCCTTCGTCCCGCGCGTTGGGCTTGAGGAAGAACACGGCAGGCAGGCTGCCGGTGTAGCCCACGGATGGCCCGAAGTAGTCGCCGGGACGCTCAACCTCGGCTATGGACATGACGCGCCGGCCGATCATGACTGGCCGATCCCAAGGAACGCCGCGAGCGCTTGTTTCGGCACCCGGAAGATCAGTGGGTCGATCGGGCCCGCGAAACCTGGCACGGCACCCGGCACGTTCGCTACAGCCTCCTCCGCGCTCTCACCGTCGGAGACAACGTGCTGGTTGATCACCGCGACCCAGCGGCCCCGGTAGCGGTCAAGCTCAGTCGCCAGATCGCTGCTGATTACCGGCGCGTTGACGCGGGAATGGCCGGTCCCGTCGTCATCCAGGACGCCGCGGAACGAGGTGCGCCGGTCAAGGTCGCTGCCGTATTCGAGTTGCAGGTACGGCGAGTTGCCGGGCCCGTGTGCAGGAGGCCACACAACCTGACCGTCGATCTTGAAATTCTCCATGCGCTCATGGAGTTCGACAAGGCCGATCTGCTCGAACAGCCAGTGCCGCCACGACCGTTCGTCATACGCGGCCGGCGGTACGAGCATGTAGTGATTGACCGAGATCGTCTGCTCGGGATGGTAGGTGTCCGGGCCCGTGATGTTGATCGTCAGCGTCAGCCCTTTAGAGCCCTGGCCACGGTCCCGGTCGTCCAGCGTGAACCGCCATCCGCGACTGCCGCCATACGTGAGCCGCTTGACCAGATCGTGCAGGATCTCCGGGTCGGGCGCTTCCTGCCTCACCGGCCCCACCCATCAATCAGGCGTGACCCGGGAGCACCAGCAGGCATGATGCCACCCCGGCCGTTGGGCTCGGTGCCGCTGTCTTCGTACGTGAAGATTGACGGGATAGTTTGGACCACGTGGCCACCCTCGACCGGAGCCTCCCCCGGAGGAGCGGGTACTACCACGATGGTCCCGGCGACGATCGCATTCAGGGTCAGGATTGCATCTTGATAGCCAAGTAGCACCGGATCCCCGGGCGTCAGCGGCCGATTCTTCCTGTACACGAGCGTCGCGTAAAACGTGGCCAACTGGACCGTCGTGGTGAAGATCAGGTCGGGCACTACGACCACTGGGGTGTTCGCGTCTGGCTCCCACGCTGTCCCGGCAAACGCCGAAACCTTGGCGCTTGCCTTCGCCACCGCCGCTGCTAGTTGGTCATCGGTGAGTTGGGCGCAGGTGCCTGTCCCGCTGTCGGTGCCCGCAACATTGTCCCTGATGTCCGACGGCTGGCAGTAGGAGACGGGCATTGTGGCCTCCTACCTGCCGGAAGTTCCGCCCTGACAGCACACGCACGCGGCCTCGACGCAGCGGTGGCACTGGTTCCGGGCGCACGCACCGCAGACGTACCCGTCGTCGTCAGGATCGTCAGGCACCGCCTGCTGACCTGTCCTTCGCCGCGTTCGGGTTGCCTCCCATGTCCACCTGCGGGTCGTTCGCCTCCGGCGCGTTCCCCGCGTGGTCGTCCACCGTCGATACCCCCAGCGGCAGGCCCAGCACCGTCCGGTCGGGGTTGACTGCCGGGTCAGGGCGGGCATCGAACGGCGGTGCTGGAGGCGTCCCGAACAGGTCACGGGCCGCGAGCTTCGGCGGCGGGTCCGTGTCCGCCGCTGGCCTGATCACCGGGCGCTTGTGGCGCTTGAGGAACCCCTGGGACTGCTCCTCCGTGAGCGTGACAGTCTCGCCCTTGTGGACGATATCGGCGGCCTTGTCCTCCACCTTGGTAAAGGCGCGGCCAATCGACAGATTGGTCAACGCGAGCCATTTCGACGTGCGGGACTTTGGCTCTGGTGGCGTTTCGGGCGGGGTATCGCTCTTTGCTGCTGCGGGCATCGTGATGTACCTCCGGGGCGAGTAGGAGCCCGCCGCGGAGGACGGGACAGGAATGGCTGTTAGCGGTGCGAGCGGCGAAACCTGCTACTCACACACCGCTAATCAATACGATACTTGCGGGCTGATCGAGGCCAATTGCTGAGGCCCTTTGTACGTCGCTCCGGCTAATCTTCCGCGGCTCGTCACGGTAAGTAGGACTGGCCTGGAATGGCAGTTCGTCCGCGATGAACCCGCAGCGGTTGCGCTGCATGGCAATCGCATTTCCCGCTGGCACCTGACGCGATACCAAAACGTCAAGGTTAAATATGCGATTTGGCAGCACTCCGGTGTACTGGAGGCTTTCCGAAGCGATATCGCCGATATACGGCGCGGCGAATGACGAGGACTGGAGCAGCGTGTTCTTGGTGCCGTGGTTGATGATGAGCGTGTCAGCCTCGAAGCCCAACCACTGCGACACCCCGAGCGGACTGGTGATGGACGCGTTCTCGATGAGATACACCGCATTGGCGATGTCCCCGCGGATCGTCGCATTGCTAGACGCCCACGCATTGGACACGGCGAGGGTCTGAATGCCAGCGTTGGCGATTACCGCCGAGTAAAAAGCGGTATTCCACGAGTACACCATTGTGTTCTTGACCTGCGTGAGCATCCTGGTCACGGGGTCGATGACCTGCCTGCGGCGCATCTCGTCGCTGACCATGATGGCCATCGCCCGTTCGTGGGCGAACACCACCCGCGGCGTGCCGATGGACGTCGGGACGACGGGCACCTCGGCGAACTCGGCGCGGATTTCCGGGGTGTCGTCGGCGTACATCGGGGTGGATTCCTGGTACCTGACGGCACCGGACTGGGCGAGGCCGCCATTGCGCAGGACCGCGTCGACGATGAACTCGTTCCTGGTCATGTCCAGGATGAGCGCCGGGATGACCAGCGGGTCCTTGAGCAATGCGTCGACGGTGATTCTCGGGCCATCGAGCGAGCTATATGCCGGAGTGGGCACGTGTTCACTTCCTCTGGTATTTGGGGTCGCTCATGGCCGCAGCTCTCGCCGCCTGGGCGCGTTCGGGATTTGGCTGGAATCCCGGTCGTGGGCCCGGGGCGGAGAGGTCAGAAGATGCGCGCGCGGCCGATCGTCGCGCCGCCGGCAATACCACCGGGCTGGGTGCAGCGGCCGATGATCTGGTCGGCGGTGCCGGCGGTGTACTTCTTGACGTTGCCGGCCGTCGCGGCGGCCATCAGGAGGTCGCCGAGGTCGCAGGCGGCCTCGTAGGTGACGTGCATGTCGTAGTCGCCGTTGTAGACGGACACGTAGTCGCCCAAAGCCGAGATATCCAGCAGCGGGTCGCCGTAGCCGGTGACATTCCCGGCCTGGGAGACGATCGGTGACGCGTCTCCACCGGCGACGCCGAGAATGTTGGTCGCACCGGCGGTCGTGTTGGGAATGACCGTGGTGGCGTTGGCGCTGGTCTTGCACACCAGCTGGCCGCCAATCACGGCCGCGGAGACCTGGTAACTAGCTGGTCCCCGGTTGTAGTGCGGCAACGAACCTGGCAATTTGGTTCACCATCCTTTGTGTGGGCATAAAAAAGACCCGCACAAAGGCGGGTAGGGATTTACGCGCGGGAACTAGTTGCTTACGCCGACGCTTTCGCCGGACGCGTCCCTGCGGGTGGTGGCGCGGAGGCTGGACGCCAGCGCGGTCTCCTGTACGGCGGTCAGGTCGATCACCTGGCCCTTGACCAGCGGCGGGGTGGTCGCGGTCGCCGCGGTGGTGACGGTGACGACGTGCCGGGCCACAGGACTACAGCCCGTACTTGCCGGACAGGAGCTCACCGACGAGATCCTTGCGGGCGTCCACCTTGCCCTGCTCGGCGGCAGCCGCAGCCTCGCCGGCGCCGTCGACAGCGGAGCCGAGCTCACCGGACAGGTCGAGAACCTTGACGGTGCGGCCGAACTCCTTCAGCACCTCGCGGACGATCGACCCGGCGTCAGCGGTCTTGCCGCTGGCGAGTTCCACGACGCGGCCTTCGCCTTCGAGCAGCCCCCGGGCGAGGTCCGTGATCCTCGGCGGGATGCCGTAGGTGCGGGCAAACACGTCACGCTCCGCCTCGTACGCGGCGGTGGCGAGCTTGGTGGTGACCCGCTTGAGGGCCATCGCGGTCTCATCCGCGCGGGCGTTGGCCAGGCCGATCTGAGTGTTGGCCAGGTCGATCGCGGCCTGCGCGTCAGCGGACAGGGACGCGCCAGCGGTAGCGAGTTCCTTCTCCGGTGCCACCTCGGCCTCCGGCTTGACGTCCTCGGCTTCGATGGAGGCGACCAGTTCCTCCAGTTGCGCGTCGGTCAGGTCGCCTTCCGTGCCACCCTCAGCGGGCTTCTCCTGGGGCGTCAGGAGCGCCGTGAACTGCTCGTCGGGGAGGTCGAGCAGTTTGCCCAGCCTGGCCTCCTGGTCTGCGGTGAGCGCCATGCCCGTCTCCTTCGTCTCTGGTGCCGGGGCTTCCGGCGGGGTGGTGACTGCGGGCACGGCATCAGCCGTACCGGTCTGTGTGGCGTACTCCAGGGCCGTCAGGTCAACCACGCCGCCTTCGTCGTTGGCGGCGTCCACGGCCTCCCATGGGGCCATGCCGGTCATCCGGGGGTCGAGGGTGCCGAGGACGTGCTTGAGGGCGCGGGTGAAGAACTTGCCGTCCGCCCTGCCGTAGTCCTCGACGATCTTGGCTGAGACGCCGAGGCGCGGGTTGTCCCGCAGCACCTTCGCGCCGTCGTCCGTCGCGGCCACGATCACGTCCAGGCCGTCGTCGGTCAGCTCCAGGGCGGCGATCTCACCCCGGAAGCGTTCCGGGTCCTCGGTGTGGGTGTTCTGCGCGTCGGCGAGCTGGAAGGCCACCTGGTCGTACGCGCGGTCGTTGAAGGCTTTGACGAGGCCCGCCAGGTAGTCGCGGGTGAAGTCGATCGTCCGGCCC